AGACACCCGCTATTTGACGGTTACAAACGTAAAGAACGGAGGTAAGGAATAATGTTGCAGAACAATTACGGCTGGACTTCACAAAAGAACGTCCCCGGCGGATTAGTCGACAGCTCGCCACGATCCATAATATCACGCGCAAACGGCGAGGACACGGCCATCAAGTTTGGTTATGGCGTCGTCCGAGGCGACAACCCCGGCGTGGACGTATTGTTGCCTACGACTACAAGCACGTCGGAATTATTCGAGGGCGTCGTGGCATCGGGCATCGCGGAGCATGACCTCGCGGGAAACGTATACAACAACCCCACCAAGGTGCTAGGGCTGCTCGAATGGGGCAAGATATGGGTACGCGTACCCGACGACCTCGTGGTCGCATATGGCGACCCGCTATACCTCATCATAGATGGCGACGACTTGGGCAAGTTTACGAATGTCGACACGGACGCAATCCAGATAAGCGGCATATTCATCGGCCCGGTTGACAGCGACGACATAGCCCCCGTAAGGATATACGACGCGCCGGTGGTCGTAGTACCCGAACCTTAACCACGAACTAACGAAAGGAGATTAAAACAATGCCTGATTACACGACTGATGATTACACGACTGACGATTATTTGATAGTCAGCCAGTCACCCATGGCCACGGTAATGGCACAAGACAAGGCCATGCACTTTGATAGCGCGGACGACGCGGCGGTATGGTTCGCCCGCGAGCTTGACGACATCAAGGCAAAGACTTATGACCGCCAATACCCCGAGCTTAACGCGCTTAGGATATTCCCCGTATCGAGCAACGTCAATCCTGGCGCGGAAACCACTACATACTACGCTTTCGATGTCGCGGGCATGGCGGAATTTATAGCGGATTATTCCGACGACCTGCCTAGGGCCGACGTGTTCGGCGACCCGCAGACGATCAACATCCGGGGGATAGGCGACAGCTACCAATACAGCATACAGGACCTACGCGCCTCGCGCTTTAGCGGCAAATCCCTTGACGCAAGGCGCGGGGAGGCGGCGAGAAAACTCATCGACCGCCTTATCAACCGCGTCGCATGGTGTGGCGACGCCAAGCGTGGACTGCGCGGCATACTGTCCTCCGACAACTACGTACCGATATGGACGCCCGCGCTCAACGCGGCCGGGACGTCGACCAAGTTTGCCGACAAGACACCGGATGAGATCCTCTTAGACTTCTCCAACGCATTACAATATATGTCGGCTCAAACAAACGGAGTAGAAGTGCCAGACACGATAGCGATCGACCAGGCAACCTATATATACCTGTCGACCACGCCCCGCTCGACGCTCTCCGATACCACGATCCTCAAGTGGCTGGAGAACAACCTGCCGGGCATAAAGTTCGAACAGGCGGGCGAGTTACAGGGTACCAGCGAGTACAACCCGTATACCGGGCAGAACGTCATGGTAATCTACAAGAACCATCCCGACAAGCTGGAGATCGAAGTTCCGTTGATGTTCAACCAGCTGCCGGTGGAACCCCGCAACCTCGCCTTCGTCATCAACTGCGAGGCGCGCATAGCCGGCGCGATAATCTATTACCCGTTTTCGTTGCTGATCGTCCCGGGCGTATAAGGAGGATATGGAGATGAAGATAAAGAACAATTACACGTCGCACATCGGCTTTGGCACGGTACGCATCCTTCCGGGCGAGACGCTTGACATGGGCGCCCTGCCTGATGGGTATGACGACAAACACCCCGTCATTAAGTTTTACATCTCGAAGGGGTGGCTCGGGGTCGTTGGCAAGCCTGCGGCATCGGAAACGGACGAGTCAGAGGCGGACGGGGTCGAGGCGGACGGGGTCGAGGCGGACGGGGTCGACGGGCAGGTCAAGGGCCTTGCAAGGATGACCCTTGAATCGTTACGCAACAAGGCCAAGGACTTAGGCATCGGGTACGTTAATGCCGATACCAAGGCCGTCCTGGTTGAAAGGATAACGGAAAAGCTACAAGGAGAAAAGGAGTGACGCCCCATGGACTACGCCCCCGTTTTAAAGGCATTCAGATTGGTTGCGGCTGAGTTTGCCGGGGTCACCAGCGCGAAGGCCAGGCAATGGATCGAGCTTACCGCGCCACTCGTCAGCAAGCGGCGGTTCGGCAGCCTGTGGGCGCAGGCCCTCGCATTTCTAACCGCCCACCGGATGAAGATGGCCAACGTAGGCGTGGCCACCGGCGACGATCCCCTGGCTGACATAGGCAATATCGGCGTTGGCAACCTGATGAGGGTCGCCAATTTTTCCGAGGGCGAGGTGTCGCTGGGATTCAATAGCAACATAGGCCAGTACACGGCGACCGACGCGGAACTCGCGCTCACGCCGTATGGCGTACAGTACCTGGGCCTTCGCAGGATGAGGATAATGCCGATCACGTCGGCGGGTGAGCGGAATGGCAGGGCATGACAGGATTACCCCCGAGGGGAAGGAGTTCTACAAGAGGATCGAGGAGCTTGCAAGGTTGCAAATCCGCGTGGGGTTCTCGGAAGGCGGCATCGGATTCGGCAAGGATGGCGAACCCGTCCAAGCCGAGCCGGACGGTCCGACGGTCGCTAGGATAGCGGCATGGAACGAGATGGGAACGGTGAACATCCCCCCTCGTCCCTTCATGCGCCAGAGCATCGACAGGAACGAGGACAGGATGCGCGAGATGTGCAAGATACAGCTTGCGGAAATCGTCAGCGGCAGGACGGAAACACAGGAGGCCCTGTCCAAGATAGGCGCATTGCAAGTCGGATTCATCCAGAACGAAATCCGCAACGGCGGCTTTACGCCTAACGCGCCCTCGACCATATGGAAGAAGTCGACAAAGGCCTTGAGGGTCGTCAAGGACGACGAAGGCAACAGGAAGAAGCTCAAAAACGGAAAGAACATGAAAAGGCTCGTCATTACCAAGCTGTCGGACCGTCCGCTAATCGACACCGGGCATATGAGGCAGTCCGTCCATTACGTCATCGTCGAGAAGGGAAGTGTGAGCGAATGAGCATAGGATTGTTCAAAAAATCATACACCGTCAGGCGGCACGGCCCACAGGAAGTCATCGACGGGCTTACCGCCGCCCCGTATACGGACATGACGGTAAGGCTCGACGTGCAGCCATTGTCCTCCGACGAGCTCTTGGCGCTGCCAGAGGGCGACCGCACGGTCAGGCGGGTCAAGTCATACGGACCCGACAAGCTGATCTCGGCTAACGAGTTCAAGGGCATTCCTAGCGACCTCCTGTTTTACCAGGGCTTGTGGTACGAGTGCAAGTCATCCGTCATGTGGGACCATACGATGCTTAGGCATTACAAGTCGGAATTCGTCATCCTGACCGAGTCCCAACAGTCGAATCCGCCCGAAGGGGGTGGCAACCCATGACATATCGCGAGTTGAAAAAAAAACTATCCGAGCTAGTCAGCACGTATTTTGGCGACGCGACGGTCATCTGGGGGATGGCCGGAGCCGTCAGTCCCACATGCCCCCTCGTGACGCTTACGATGGGCGACGTGGTCAGGCACTACCTACCCATCAGGGGGAACGTGAACGGCGTCCCCGTCGACTACTACCCGTCCAGGACGACGGTACAAGTCGACCTCTTTACGAAGGGAGTGGGCGTTACCACCGAGGCCGGGTATACGGCGCGGAGGGAGAACACGGCGGTAGGCGACATGATTGACTTCGTTAATTTCTTGAACTCAATATACGTCGACGGGTGGAGCGACGCGAACGACGTCTACATCCTTGCCAACCAGGTACGCGACCTCACGGAGCTGGTAAACGACACGACATGGGAATACCGTGCCATGGTGGAACTTGAGATAGGGTTTACCCAGGCCGCCGTAGGCCATACCGCCACCATGTACGAGGGCGGCGTACTTTATGACGAGGAAGGCAACCCGGCACAGGACGCGCCGCCGTTCGAACCCACTCCGTCAGGCGGCAGGACGCAGGACCTGGCAGACCAGTCCACGGGGTGGTTTGACCAGGTGGAGGATCCGGAATTTATCAAGGAGGACTGAACAATGCTTATCATATTAAAGCTAAAAACGCCAAGGAAGGAGGATTGAAACAATGTCAAACCTGAACAACATCGTCAACATCAACATCGACATATCGCAACCGGCAGTTGACAGCGCGAGCTTCGACAACCTGCTCATAATCGGGCCGCCGCCGCTAGCCGTACCGCCGCTACCGTTGCCAACGGTTGGCGCGTACTCCGACTTGTCGGAGGTGGTCGGCGCTGGCTACGTGGCTATAGGCGCCAATGCGGACCCGATAGGCGTGGCGGCACGGATCGCGTTTTCGCAAAGCCCGCGACCGTCAACGATATACATAACCACGGTACCGGAGATGGCACCTACCATATCGGGTAGCGTCATCAAGATAATCACCGCCAATAACTATCTCACGGACGCGATAGGTGCCGAGGCGACGATACCGAACCCCAACGACCTGCCATGGCTGCAGGTGGCTTACAGCCGCAAGGCGGTATCCCAGATGGAGATAACGGTCGAGAAGGACGGCGTGGTCGTCTATGGAAGCGCCGTGCCTACCACGGCAAACCCTGACGCGTACTTCCAAGCCGTCATCGGCACGCCGCTAGACCCGTCGGAGGACGCCCTAAACATAGCGCAGGGTGAATACGCTGGGATGTATACCGTCACTTTGACGGCCACGGACGCAGACGGCAGGGTTACGACCATGACGCACTCCGTAGCGTTTGACGGAGCCTACAAATATACTGCGAATGATTATGTGACGTCCATCACGCCATTGGCGTCCGACGTCGCCAACGCGCTTGATGCCGCAATCGGCACCGACGGATGGTACGTGGCATGCCCGGCCGGCATACCCGAAAGCCTGTACGAGGGCATGGCGGAGTGGACCGAGGCGCAGACCAAGCTGTTCGCGTATACGTTCCTTTCCGACACTGATCCCGTAGGCGCGGTATTCTATCGGTCTTTTGGTTGGTGCGGCCTGATTACGGATTACGACCTGCCGGCCGATGTTCCGCAGGCGAACTCCTACACGAACGTGGCATCCGCGGCGAAGGGCCTGTCATATCCCGCAGGCTCTGAAACGTGGGCCTTCAAGCGGCTTGCGTCAGTCTATCCGTCGCAACTGAGCAGTACGTTGACCAAGTCGCTGGTGAACGGCCACAGCAACTACTTCACGCAGGTCGCAGGGCGCAACATCACCATGAACGGCCAGGTACGCAGTGGCGAATGGATCGACGTCATACGCGGGCGCGACTGGATGCAGAACGACATGCAGCTACGCATCTTCAACCTGATGCTCATGCTTGCCAAGTTAAACTATACGAACAACGACATCGCGCTCGTACAAAACGAGATGATAGCGTGCCTCAAGGCGGCACAGACGCGCGGCATAGTGGCGCCTGACGAGTTCGACGAGGACGGCGTCCTGGTACCCGGCTTTACCGTCTACGTGCCGAACGCCCTGGGCATGACGGCCACGCAGAGGGCGTCGCGCATACTCACCGGGTGCATGTTTAGCGCGAGGCTTGCCGGGGCGATACACGCAATCACCGTCAACGGCACGTTGACGTATTAAGGGAGGGATGAAAGATGGATCCAAAAACTTATAGTGCAAAGCAAGTATTGGCGTCGCTCGGTTCCCATGCCGTACAAGGTCCCGCCGACGGCGACTTCCTCAGCATAGAGCCTAACTCGGAGGGGTTTACTCGCACCGTGGGCGCGTATGGCGACGTGGTCAGGAGCATATCCCCTGACGAGACCTACACCATCACGCTGACCCTGCTGGTCCAGTCGCCCACGGTGAAGTGGTGCCAGGAACGGTTCGACTTCGACAGGGCGACGGGGGACGGGATGTTCCCGGTCCTCATAAACGACATGAAGGGCGGCGTCATCTTCTCCGCCGAACATGCCTGGATAGTCAACTCGCCCACCATATCCTACGGCATAGAGTCGTCGACCCGCGAGATAACGATCCATACCGGCGAGGGCAAATATCGGTATTAAGGGAAGGAGGAACTAACCATATGAAGCGGCACGAAGTAAAGGTCGAGCGGGAGCTGAACGGCAACCGCTTTTTTATACGCCCGTTTGGCGCTTTCAAGGCGGCCAACATGAGCGGCGAGATATTCTCCCTGCTGTCCCCCATCCTTCCGGGCATCGTCTCCGCCGTGGAGGGTGCGGGCATAGGGGATGACGAAGTGAATATTTTTGACATGGACATCGGGAGAGCCGTCCCGCACCTGTCGAGCGCCCTGTCTGGAATATCCGGCGACAAGGTGGAGGCATTGGCCAAGAAGCTGCTTATCCAGTACAAGAACATATCGGTGGAATTGGAAGGTGAAAAAGTAGCCACCCTGCTGACCGAGGACGTCGCCGACGAGGTGTTCTGCGGCGACCCGCAGGACATGTTCATGCTCATGCTCGACGTCATAAAGGCGAACTATGCGGGTTTTTTCAAGAGTCTCGGCGACCGATTTGGAGGCGTGCTAAAAGCGTTCAAGGACAAGGTTCTGCCGGGATCGGAAGGTACGGAAGATTAGATATAACGCAGTTCTCGGAACTGGAGTTGCGCATGTACACGATTATAGGCGCAAGGCTGGCTAGCAAGTCAGAACTAGAGGATTATTACGACCTCGACGAGGCGATAAAGCTATACGCC